GTGGCACTGGCGTAGCCAGCAGATGGGACTTGGGCCTGATGAGTCTCAGGCTTGGTGGACTAAGCGGGTGGACTTAGCCAAGGAGATTGCCGGTGATGCTTTCCACACCGCCCGTAGGCAGGTGAACCGGCAACTGGAGTGACCGCTAGATGGTCGATGCATCAGGTCGACCCAAGAAACTTGCAAGTGCCCTAGTCAAGGGCTTAGAATCTGTGGTAGGTGCATTCCAACTATAACTATATTGCGCACCGACAGCGGGGAAGCCTTGTCCTTAAAAAAAGGGGGGCCGAAGCCCCCCGCAAGTCAGGCTACCCGCCGGGTGTCCCCGGCCTTCAACTGCTCGATCACCTTCCGCAGCGCGATCGAGTGCAAGTCGCCAGCGTGGCGTACCGCCGCGCCAAACTCGTACGCATCTGACAGCATCTCATCAGACGTGCCAATGCCGAAGGCGATCACCTCGACATCGAACATCGACTTGCTGCACCGGGTCAGCATCCGCACCTTCGCGGCCTCGCCGAAGCCGTCGGTGATCACGATCACCAGACGCCGGCCCGACTTACGCTGCGACAGTTGTTGAACAACTGAGCGCAGGCAGGTGTAGTCCGGAGTGCCGCCGCTCGCGATGACCCCCATCTTCACGAAGTGATGAGGGACGTTGGCAGTGCGATCCTCGAAGCGCTTGGCAACCACGAGGACGCCAGCGCGACTGGAGTCTCTGTCGCTGACGCCAAGGTTGCCAAACATGTCGCGGCCACCGCCGTACTGGACGAAGTCGTGAGTGCTTGGGCTACGGAAGCCGACGACCTCGCACTCAGCGCCTGCGGTCTCAGCGGCCTGAGCGATCGTCCACGCAAGGTGCGCGGCGCTCTTCGCATTCCAGCCGTTCATCGAGCCAGACAGGTCAACCAGCACCGACACCGAAGTGTTGATGCCTTCGCTGACCCATCGGCGCTTGAACACCGACTCACTGCCGCTCAGCATGCGCGGCGCACGGCGGCCATCGAACCGGCCACTGATCGACCCGCTGTCCCAGCCGCAACGCTCAGGAGCCTTGAGGATCTGGTACAGACGAGACTTCAGGGCAGGCAGAACTGCCTTCGACAGCGTCCGGGCTGACCGGCGCAGACCGGCTGCATCCTTCTGCATCGACTGCCAGCGGCGCATCTCAGTGCGACCCGGCGGCGGAGCAGCCCAAAGCGACACCGGCACCAGCGTACGTTCGCGAATGCGCTTGAACACGTCGCCGATGTCAGGCTCAGGCGACTTGCACAACTGTTCGTCGTACTGTTCCTGCCTGTCCTCGTACGGCTCGTCGCCGCCGGACTTGCTGGCAGAAGACTCGCCGTCATCCTCGCTCTCGTCCTCGTCGCCGAATGACGGCATCGGGACGTCGGCCACTTCGCCGGCCTCAGTGGTTTCGGCCATGTCGGCCTCAGCCTGAGCGAGTTCGCTGCCTTCGCCGTCATCGAACGAATCGTCATCGTCGAATGACTCGTCGCCGTCGGATGAGTCATCGTCGGAATCGTCTTCGCTCTGCGGCTGTTGCTGCTGTTGCTGTTGTGGCTGACGGGGGTTGTCAGCACTCTGGTCGACAGGCTCGATGGCCTTCCAGCCTTCGAGGAACTGCATCGCCAGACCCAGCGCCTGCCCGGTGCCGTCACGATCCAGCGACAGGCTGGGCATCGCGTCGGCCACGGCCTTGTACAGGCTGCGCTTCGGCTCAGGGATTCGATCGAGCAGAGTCTTCGCGAATCCGTTGCCGTCGCCCAGTGCAGCACGGCAGATCAACGCGAGCGCGAATGGTGCATTGTTGATCGACGTCGGGTTGAACTTGTCATCGAGCCTCGACGTGTAGTGCGACATGAGGCGCTTGAATCCAGACCGCGCACCGTTGGCGCGAGCGGATGCAATCACCGCATGCTCGATGCGACCGTCCTCGATTCCGTTCCACAGATTCCGCAGCAGAGAATACTGCGGCGCTGAGTAGGCCATCAGACTGCTGTGGTTCGTGTAGGCAATGTGCCCGATCTCGTGGTTGGTGTACGCAGAGATCAGGTCGGCCTCGTGACGCGACACGAACGAGTTGTCCGGCATTGCAGGGTAGTTGATGCGATAGGTCATCACCCTGTCGTCGGTGGTGGTCGTCCACTGAGCGAAGGCGGTCTCGCCTGCGAACGTGACGTTGCCAGCGCCTGCGAATACCGCATTGCTGCCAAGCAGCGCTCGCAGTTGCTTCTGCGAGTGAACGAGTGCGGCGGCCTTGATGGTTGCCGATTTAATCTTTTGCATGTTGCCTCCTCACGCCGCTTCGGGCGGGTTGTTTTCGTCAGGCTGCGCAGCAGGCTCAGGGATAGCCAAGCCAGCGAGCGCGGCCTCGATGACAGCGTCGGACATGTTCGCCTTCCAGATCTGCTGCAGCACCTCACGCGACTCAGGCGATGCTCGATTGACCATCGTCTGCTCGAATGCCATGCGCGGCGGCACCTTGTCGGCCAGCGCCTCAGCGAGATAGAACGCCTCGCGCAGCGTCGGGATGTGATCGAGTTGGCTAGACTGACCAGCCTGTCGCATCACATCGAGCATGCGAACGATCAAGGTCGCGAGATTGACGTGGACGCCAGCGCGATTGCTGATGACCACTGCCTCGTCCGCAGCCTTGAGGTAGGTGAACTCGATCGTGCGAGCGAAGCGGTTCACGAACGCCACGTTCATCTCACGCACACCGACGTACATGCCGGTGTAGTCGCCGCGACCGTTCGAGTTGTCCGCAGCGAAGAACACCACACCCGGAGCCTTGCGAATCACCTCGCCAGTCTCAGGCACCGTGACCACGCCCTCCGGCTCCAGCGGCGCGTGAAGTGCCGACAGGTACTCAGGGCGAGCGAACGACACTTCGTCGAGCAGGATGACTGCACCGGGTCGGACGAAGCCGCGCAGGATGATGCCGTGCTGGTACACGGTCGAGCCGTTCTTGACGCGCTCGCCACCGATGAACTCGTACCGCTCAGCACCGCTGTCGAATGACACGCGGACGAAGGCGCGACCAAGGCCAGCGCACAGGTTGCGCACGAACTCCGTCTTGCCGGTGCCTGCAGGGCCAGCCAGCCACACATTGCGGCCACGGGCAACAGCCGTCACAGCCGCGAACAGTTGGTCGGCGTCGAACTTGTACAGCGGGTCGAGCGACGGCGCTGCAGGGTCGTTGTAGACATCGACCTCGTACGCACTGTACTTGCCACGGATGCCGAAGACCTCGCGCAGCGACTTGCGAGCGATCACCTCGACCTTGGGCACCTCGACCGCCGCAGAAGGCGCAGGAGCCGCGATCGGTGCGAGGGAGCCTGAGATCAGGCCCATCGACGCAATCGCCTCAGACACCGCCTCCGGCGGCAGAGCGGCCACTTGCTCGATGAAGTCCTGCTTGGACTTGCGAGCGTAGTCGCCAGCGGAGCCGGACACCCGGCGAACCAACTCGACGAGTTGGGACTTGGACATTTGGTTAATCATGGGAGCCTCACGGTTGTTGTTGATTGTCTGACCATCGTCAGGCAGCGCATCACGCTGCGACAGGGACGCCTCACGGCGAGCCTGTTTCGGTCTATCGGGACATCTCCTTGATGCCCTTGATCCGGCCATCGAAGTGGCCCAGTTGGTACACGTACGTGATCTGCGACCGGACGCAGGACTCAGACACCACGTAGCCATCTTTCGATGCTTGCGCGATGTACTTGTACAGTCGCTCGACAATCCGCTCGACTTCGTCGTTTTCGTGCTTCACAGTGAATCCTCCTCGTAGGTTGCAATCAGGTAGGCGGCGACCAGCATGACTACCAGCAGCCACATGCGTACGGCGTAGAACAGGATGGCGTCCATCGATCACCTCACAGGTCGAACAGCGAGACGCTGGTGGAGCGCACTTCGGACACGACTTCGGCGAGTTGCTCGTCGGTCAGAATCTTGCGCACCTTCGTCGAATCGATGCGGCTCGATGACCGCTCCGACACGACAGCGCGGAAGACTTCGCCGCGATACTCACCTGCACCAGACTGGCGCAGTATTTTCTTGATGGCCTCAGCCTGCTCGCTGAGGGCGGAGATTTGCGCATTCAGCGCACCAAGTTGATCGACGATCTGCATAAGGCCTCCGGTCAGAAGTTGTAGTCGTAGAACTTAACGGGCTTGTCGGACAGGTCATAGCGGTTGCCGTGAGCATCCTTCCACCCGTGCTTGCCCAGTCGGATGCGGACAACGCGACCGTCCGGGTCGCTCTCGATCAGCCACTGCTGGCTGTTCTGGTTGACCACCGTGCCGAAGAAGCCGCCCGGTACGAAGTCAGGCTTCCACGAGGGGTCACGCTCAGCCTTCATGGCGCGGATGTCGAGGGTGCGATCGCTCACGCGCCGCACGATCTCGAAAGGGTTGGTGTCGCTGTAGCCGTAGTGATTGACGTAGTTCATATAGCCTCACAGTTGTGTTGATGTTGTTGGTCTCGTCAGTGGCGGCCTCACCGCCAGACCGGCTCGCGCCGGTTTCGACCTGTCACTTGAAGGCAGGCATGAGCATGTCGCTCAGTGCCTCGATACCGCTTTTCGCTGCCGCATGCTGGGCTAGCACCTCGTTCCACTCAGGCCGAATGTCGTAGGCATCGATGCTTGCCCACACCAGCAATCGAACACGGCGCTCACGGGTTTCGATCAGCGCCTTGTGAAGGTTCTGAGCAGCGGAAACCTTGTCGCCACCGCAGATCGCGTTCGCGGCACGGGAAAGGTTGTTGAGGTCTTGCTTGATCATGTCGCTCTCCAGTTGTTGTTGACAGTTGTGACTCAATGCAGCGCCCTCATCGAAGACGCTCTACTGAGTCAAGTTTCCAGGTTCGTTGGGCAGATACTGGTCTGCTTTAGGCCGGACTCCCTTCGGAGCCGCCGGGGCTGCTGCTCGCCCATCCCGGCACCAGAACCTTTGTTTTTCACCTAGCGGCTTGGCCCGTCTGGGAGGCCAGTGATGCGTATCCTGAACAGTTCCACAGTTGTTGTCAACACTTGTTTCTGACAAATGTCGAAATAGGTGATTTCCCCTAGGAAAATAGGAGTTTCGAGATGATGAAGGGCAAAATGCACGGCAAAAAGCACGGCTCGAAGCACGCTCGTGCGGAAATGCGAGCGCTGAAGCGTGGCGGTGCCCCCAAGGGCGTGATGGCTTCAGAGGCCGCTGAGTACGGCATGAAGCACGGCGGCATGGTCGGCAGCGGCTGCGGTGGATATCGCGGCAAGCAGGACTACGGCAAGCGCTGATGCCCGGTCTGTACGAAAACATCTGGAAAAAGCGCCGCCGCATTGCCGCAGGAAGCGGCGAATCGATGCGCAAGCCCGGAACGAAGGGCGCACCCAGCGCTGCAGACTTCCGGAAGGCGGCTAAGACAGCGAAGCGAGTCAAACGGTGAGCGAAGGGAGGCGAGAGGAAAAACGCCGCGCCGCACGAGAGCGGAAGAACGCTATCGAGCAGCAGGAGTTGTCCATCGAGAGGGAGAGAGAGCAGGAAGCCTTCAAGGCACTGCAAGAGTCCCGGCAGAAGGGAATCATGGGGAGACCCAGTTCCTACACGGACGAACGGGCAGACGAACTCTGCACATGGATAGCGCAGGGGAACAGCCTGCGGAGCTTCTGCAAACTGCACGGGATGGAAGCCCAGACGGTGTACCGGTGGATGCGGGAGCGGCCCGACTTCCAACAGCGTTACGCGCACGCGCACGAAGACCGCGCCGACAGTCTGGCCGACGAGATGTGTGACATCGCCGACGAAGTAGCCGCCAACGGGGGCAGCATCGAGGCCGTACAGGCCGCCCGACTGCGTATCGACACCCGCAAGTGGATCGCCGCCAAGTTGCGACCGGGCAGGTGGGGAGAGGTGCAGGCACCCAAGGCGCAGACCGCCGTCACCTTCAAGATTGGACTGCCCCTCATGGACAGGGGTGGGGGTATCACCATCGACGCCACCCCTTCCGCTGAGGCGCTCCCAGACGAGTCGGAGGCGGCCTAGGAGCGCACCGCGCACTCCTTTAATGGCACGGGAGACCCCCCTCCGGCCACCCGGCCAGCGGCGGCATCCGGCCCCCGCCAGCGGCCCATCGAGCGCGACCGGGGGGCGGCTTTGGTTCCACCACACATACCACCACACACGCACTGGTCGATCCCGGTCGTGACCCCTGCTGGCCACTGAGCTGCAGGCCGGGGGCTATGTTGGCCGGCTACAAAATTTTTTTGCGGCTGCCCTTTAGGCGGTCGATGTACCCAATCGGTCACTGGGCACCCTCCTCATCGCCCAAAGTCAGGTCGCCTCCCCTGACGGTAGTGACGCGGGATGTCGTAACCCGCACTTACGGGGGTGAGCATGATTCCGAAAGAGTTCTCGATCATGGGCTGCACGGTGACTGTCGAGATCCTCAGTGAAGGGGAGTGGCAGCACGAGGGGGCGGTCGGGTTGTATGACCCGTCCCGCCATAGCATCAAGCTGCTGAAGACCAGCCAGCAGTTGATGGAACACACGTACTTCCACGAGCTGGTGCATTGCATCCTGCATACGATCGGAAGAACAAAGCTGTCCGATGATGAGGAGCTGGTGGACATGGTCGCAGGACTGTTCCATCAGGCTGTTAAGACAGCTGTATATCCAAATAGCAAAAAGGGTAAATGAGGCATGCATAGAAAGTTCAGCGATGAGGAGCTATTAGCGACTCTCGATCGCAACAATTTTGTGAGATCCAGTACGGCTATTGAGCTGGGGATCTCTGTCAGGAATCTGTTGATGCATATCAGCAGGCTCAAGGCGGCTGGGGTCAAGATTCCGGATACCTCGTATCCCGTTGGGACTCACACGCGCCACTACGAGGACACGAAGAAGCAGTACGAGATCAAGCCGCTGCCGGATGAGGACGTCTCCGTTGAGGAGCTGGTTCAGATCCGCAAGCGGCAGTTCGAGGCCAAGAAGAACCACGAAGAGTCGGCGAAGCTGATTCCGGTCAAGATCAAGATCGATGGTGCTATCGGCCTGCTGCACTTCGGTGACCCGCACGTCGATGACGACGGCACGGACATCGCCGCCTTGGAGCGCCACACACAGCTGGTGGCGGACACTCCGGGGTTGTTTGCCTGCAACGTGGGCGACACCCTGAACAACTGGACGGGCCGGTTGGCCCGGTTGTACGGCGAGCAGGGCACGTCAGCGGCGCAGGCTTGGCGTCTGGCTGAGTGGTTCGTTGGCCGGTGTGACTGGCTGTACATGATCGGCGGAAACCACGACTTGTGGTCTGGCGCTGGAGACCCGCTGAAGTGGATCGCAAAGCAGCAAAACGCATTGTACAAATCCTCAGAGGCACGCATAGCCTTGAGGTTTCCCAATGGGCAAGAGGTGCGTGTGAACGCACGCCACGATCACGTCGGTTCCTCGATCTGGAACCCGGCACACGGGCCGATGAAGGCCGCGATCATGGGAACAAGAGATCACCTGTACGTCGCCGGCCATAAGCACGAGTCGGCGTACTCAGTGCTGAAAGATCCCATCAGCGGGATCACGATGCATGCGCTGAAGGTGTCGAGCTACAAGATCTACGACCGCTTCGCGAAGGAGCGTGGATTCAGAGACAATACCCTGAGTCCTTGTGCGCTGACTGTGATTAACCCATCCCTTCCGAACTCGCACCCAGACCTGATAAAGGTCTTCTGGGAACCGGAGGAAGGCGTCAACTATCTGAACTTCTTGCGGAAGAAGAAATAATGGAACTTCAAGCTGTCTTTAACGTAGTCCTTGGCCTTTCAGCAACAGGCTTGGGATGGTTCGCTAGAGAACTCTGGTCTGCGGTAAGTGGTCTTAAATCGGACATCGCGAAACTGAGGGAAGACATCCCAAGGTATTACGTCTCGAAAGATGACTACCGCGAAGACATCCGCGACTTAAAGGGCATGCTCGAAAAGATCTTCGATCGATTAGAGAACAAGGCTGATAAGTGAGGGCGCTATGAGCGAGGCAAACGAAATTGAAATGTTCAAGGCAAAGGTTCAGGCAGAACTGAATCGTCTTGAAGCTCAGGCTTCTGCAAAGGACGTGGCTGGCAAAGCTATCGGCAAGGACGGCCTGAAGTACATTACAGTCATTGTTGTTATCGGGGTCGTATCAAGCCTTGCTCTCGACTCTGACAAGATTGCAGCCGTAATGGGCCTGCTTGGAGCTTCGCTAACCGCGTTGATCTCGATGCTAAATGGGATTGCCGGAGCAAATGAAAAAGAAGAAAAGCCAGAGTTTGGCGTAATCAAAGAGCTTATCTCCAAGCTTGATAAACTTGATCGCAAGGAGATGCCGATGCGCGTCGACGTAGAAGGCGATCACGTTACGGTAACAAAAGGCGATGATGTGGTGAGGGCAAGCAAATGATGACTCTTATCTCGACCCTGACTTCGTTCTTGGCCGGCGGTCTTCCTAAGCTGCTGACCATCTTCCAAGACCGTCAGGACAAGAAGCACGAGCTTGCATTGATGGCTGCTCAAAAAGAGAAAGAGCTTGCGCTGATCGAGCGCGGCTATCTTGCTCAGGCAAAGGTCGAGGAGATCAAGCTTGAGCAAGTCTCTCTTCAGACTGCTATGGAAGAGCGCACTGCGCTGTACCAGCACGACATGGAGATCGGCAAGGGAGCCTCGCAGTGGGTGATCAACCTGCGTGCGAGTGTTCGCCCCGTGATTACTTACGGGATGTTCTTGCTGCTCGTGTTCGTGGACATCGCTGGCTTTGTGTACGCATGGCGTATGGGCACTGACTTTAAGGTCATGCTCGATTACATGTGGGACGAAGACACACAGATCATCTGGTCGAGCGTGATTGCATTCTGGTTCGGCACGCAAGCTTTCTCTAAGAAGTAACGATGCATCTCCTCTTGCTGGTATGGCTGCTGTCATACTTCGAGGACTCTCCATCTGAGGCTTCTGAGGAAGTCTGGAAGGATTGGCAATGAAGATCGGCCCAGCGGCAATTAAAGTCATCAAGCACCACGAGGGCGTGAAGTACCGCCCTTACCTGTGCCCAGCACAGTTGTGGACAGTTGGCGTTGGGCATCTCCTGTACCCGGAACAAACAAAGCTTCCGATTGTCAGGACTGTTGAGAATGCAGGGAAGATGCTGCGTAAGGAATTTCCCTTACGACCGGAGGACGACCGTGTCTGGACTGCTTCTGAAGTGGACGATCTCCTTGCTCAAGACCTTGTGCGTTTTGAGCGCGGAGTGGCCCGTCTTTGCCCTAACACTCTTAGCAATCAAGGACGGTTTGAAAGTCTTGTCTCTTTTGCATTTAACGTAGGATTGGGCAATCTTCAGCGAAGCGGACTTCGCATGAAGAATAATCGTGGGGACTTCGAGGGGGCCGCTGAAGAGTTCATGAAATGGACTAAAGGCGGCGGTCGTGTTTTACCGGGACTTCTGAAGAGGCGCAGAGATGAACAGGCTTTGTACCTCTCATGTCCAAGCTAGATAAGATCGCAGAAGCAGCCAACGCTGTATCGAACCCACTCTCCGCCGCTAAGACTACGGTGGAATCTGCTCGCGGCCTGATGAACGAGACCTATGGTCTTGTCGAAGATGCGCGTGCGATTGCTGCAAAAGAGTCTGCCATCAGGCAGAAGAAGCGCGACAACGCAGCGATGAAGCAGGATCTCTCGAAAGAGAGAGCAACAAGAATCGTCAACAATCGCGTAGTCAATGCTGCAATCATCGACTACAACACGAAGACCAGTGCCGCGACTGCCGCAATGAAGGCAGCTCTCATCCGCGAGAAGCAGCGTGAAGAAGAGCATGCGATGTACTGGTCAATGTCTCAAGAGCAGCGCAACGAGTACGACCGCGCACGCAAAGAGCAGACTGAGAAGATCAAGCAAGAGCAGCTGCGGATCACCCGCGAGAAGTGGCGAAAGAAGGAGCGGAACGAAACCCTTCTTGCCGTCGTGCTTGCAATTATTCTTTTTGCCGGCGGAATTTACGGGATACTTGCTTGGTTAGCTTATGCTACTGACAACCCGGCTTTGAAGTCGGCCATCGGTTTTGGTTGATGCTTGAATAAGGAGGCACTTATGAAAGCCAGTGACGTGAAACGAGAAGGCGGCAAGATTGTCTACCGTGGACACAAGTTCCCCGGATTCAACAAGCCGATCAATGCTCCTGCTGGAGCCAAAGAGAAAAAGATGGTTCTTGCCAAGAAAGGCGAGGACGTGAAGCTTGTTCGCTTTGGCCTTCGTGGCATGCAGGACTACACGCAGCATGGCAGTGAGAAGCGCCGCGAGAATTACCTCTCCCGCTCCGCTGGCATCCGCGACAAGTCCGGTAAGCTGACTAAGGACGACAAGTTCTCAGCGAACTACTGGGCCAGAAAAGTCCTCTGGTAATGGAGGTTCAGTATTACCCGCCGGGGCCGGCGTGTGAGTCGTTCCATCTGGACAACTCATTTGTGCGCGGCCTTATGGGGCCAGTAGGCTCTGGCAAGTCCACTGCTTGCTGCTACGAGATCCTTATCCGTGGCGTGCAACAGCAGCCGGGGCCGGACAAGATCCGCCGCTCACGATGGGCGGCACTGCGTAACACGTATCCCGAACTCAAGTCGACCACGATCAAAACGTGGATGGACTGGATGAAGGACATCGCAGTCATGAAGTGGGACACGCCGATCACATCGACGATCGCCATCGACAACATCGGTGACGGCACGGGTGTTGAGATCGAAGTCCTCTTCATCGCTATCGACAGACCTGAAGACGTGAACAAGCTTCGGTCGCTCGAACTCACTGGCGCGTGGATCAACGAAGCCTCTGAGATGGACAAGTCAGTCCTCGACATGTGTACTCAGCGCATTGGCCGGTATCCATCCAAGCGCGTAGGTGGCCCGTCGTGGACTGGCGTGATCATGGATACCAACCCACCGGACGATGATTCTTGGTGGTATAAGCTGGCCGAAGAGGACAGGCCGAAAGGCTACAAGTTCTTTCGCCAGCCCGGAGGCCTCATGCAGGACTTGGACGAAAAGTCTGAGACCTACATGGAGTACATTCCAAACCCGAAAGCGGAGAACATCCAGAACCATAGCCTTGGTTACCAGTACTACCTGAATCAGGTTGCTGGCAAAACCGACGACTGGATCAAGGTCTTCCTTCTTGGGGACTACGGCACGACGATGGACGGCAAGCCCGTCTATCCGGAGTGGAACGACAAGGAACACTATAGCGAGCAGACGCTCACACCGGTCGATGGTATGCCGGTCATCCTGTCGTTTGACTTTGGTCTGACTCCTGCCTGTGTGTTTCTGCAGATGTCGCCGAAGGGGCAGCTTCTCATCCTTGATGAGCTGGTCTCTGAGGACATGGGCATTCGGCAGTTCTACTCAGAAGTAGTCAGGCCGTTCATTCTTCAGAAGTACTCTCGTCATAGGATCGAGGCAGTCGGAGATCCGGCGGGAAACATTCGGGCGCAGACTGACGAGAAGACCTGCATGCAGGAGCTTCTGTCTCTTGGAATGATCTGCGAGCCAGCGCCGACCAACGAGTTTTTGGCCCGTCGCGAAAGCGTGGCCTTTTTTCTTCAGCGCATGTCATCAAGTGGGCCGGGGTTTATCCTTGGCCCTGACTGCAAGATGCTGAGAAAAGGCTTCAAC